TACATCAGGGTCATAAGATTCTGGAATATAAGTCTTTGCATAATAGTTTGGAACAATTAGTGACCTAAGGTCATCTATTCTTTTTTGACTCATTTCAAAACCCTTACGTTTCTGATTAGAATCAGGTCCGTATCGTTGTTTAATAAATCTAAGAATATTTGTATTAATAGCAAAATCAACCTCTTGAGGTATAATATTCTCAAATAGGGCCGAGTTGATTTTATTCATCTCGGTCCCTACGGCAATATGCATCTCTTGTATATTCATTTAATCCTACGGATTATTTTGTTTTAACTTTTACTTCTTTCGTTTTAAAACCAATTCCCATATTATTGAGTTTGGCCATCATTATTGCGTATGCTTCTGAATTGTTTGGATTCTTCATGAATGCAATAGTTGCATCTAAGTTTCCAAGTGGCTCTGAACCATAAACATACTCATTCCCAACCTTTTGTACAATACCAGATTCCACCATAGAAGCAACTTGTGCTTTATATGAAAGGTCTGCATCATCCAGAGTTGTTACAAAGTATTGAGGGTCTTTTTCAAAAATCTCAGATACTTTAAGGGCTTTTTCATCCTTCTTCAGAGCAGTAAATACTGTAATACTACCAATCTCTTTAGGATATTTTGTAGACAATTCCCTACCAACCCAATCAAGTTTAACTTCATCACTAAGCAGTTCAGCAAATTTAATACTTGCATTGGTCTTAGTTTTAAGTTTGTCCGATTTCTTAATTAGTTCAGCAGCTAAGTCTTCAATATAATATTCTTTTGCTTGGTCACTATCGGATAGTACTTTATTGGCTGCTACCTTAGGGTGTCCGAGTATAAATTTGTATTTCAAATAATCATCAATGTTTTCTGGCAATCCAGTTTCTTCATCAATGGATACATTAAGTTCCTTCCCAATATAAGGAATAGGAATCATCATGTTGTTAAAGTATTTATTAACCTCTGACCTAAATTTGGGGTCGGTTACTTCTACTCCTATAATTGCGGGCATCCACTTTTTAGTTTCCTCAAAAGTTAATCCCATTCCAACGGCTCCACTTTTTAATAAGTATCCACCAATTGTAGCTAATCTTTCATAAGTTAAACTAGCATCTACGCCATGTCTGCGTACTTCTTTTCTTTGTATTTTTATCGTTTTCATTTTCTTTGTCTTTTAAAAAGATTAGGAGGGGATAGTTTAATCCCCTCCTTCAATCTTTTGTTTTTAAATATTACAGACCAGCAACACATTGCAGGTCGATAGAAGTATTAAACCTTCTTAAGATTACTTGTCCTGTTTTCAAGAAGTGAACACTAGAGCCATCTTTATCAGTAGATATAGTATCATTAGCAGTAAATGCAGTTCCGTTAGAAGCTTCATTCATACCCTTAACAACTCCACGTAACATTGCACGACCTCTCTTACTAACCATCATTAAGTTACTTAAACCATCATAGGTTGAAGTATCAATGAAAGCCATACGGAAAGACTCAAGTGGAAGATTAGGATAGTTAGGGTGTTTTCTTGAAGCTAAAGCTTGAGGACCATTATCAAAAATAGAAGCAGTTTTGATGATAACCTTGTAACCATCAACATGTTGATAGGTATCAAAGAATCCACCAAGAGACAAATTATATCCAGAACCACCAACAAATTTGTTATCTGTTAATTTGATATAACCCCTATTTGAAAGTTCTGATTTCATTGCTTGGTCAAAAGCCATACGTCCACCAATACCAGTGAAAAGAGTAATAACTTTATTTTCAGCATCAGACATACCATAGAAAGTATCACGAATAGTTTGGTCAATCTTATCAGCGGTCAAAGTACCAAAGGTATCTTTATTTGTGATTTGTTCAAACATTCCACTACCACGAACGATAGGCTTGCCATTTTTATCTCTTTCATTAATAACCCCACTAGAGTCACGGTTAGATTTTGAATACCAATAATTAGTTTCACATTCTACCCTAAAAGATAAATTGTGTTGATACTCTTCATAAGGCCAGTACATCTCTTTAGTACCTCCACCTTTAGTATCCAATTCAACTGTTTTAGCTCTACGATGTTTGATATTACCTTCATAGGCATAACCCTTACGGATAGTACCAACATCACCACGAACTTTAACAGGAGCGGTAGAAGTAGAAAGAGAACCAAATGAACCGAAAGAAGCTACCGAGTTCCAACCACAAGCCCAAAGACTTCCAGAAGAAAGTTCGGTTGCAGGTAAAAATTCAGAATTGTTTTTAGCTACCAATTGTACTTGATAAGCCCACATACCATTTTCAGGTTTACGGTCAATAATACGTACTTGATAACCTAAAGGAGAAAGAATAGTGTAATCCACTGGGAAAATTCCTTCAGCAAAATACAATGTACCAATAGTTTGGCTAACACCAAAAGATGAAGCATAGCTACCAGTAGGAGGAGTTTGCAGTGGAACTGCTTTCATCATACGACCAATAATATCGTATTCGAATTCGTCACCATCAACCTCTTGAATAGCTTGCATACCTTCGGAAAGATACATAAGAGGGAAACGTGAACTTTCCTGTCCCATCATATGAGTGAGAACAGGGGCGATTTTGTCAGGCTGTGCGTTAATCAAACGAGCAAAAGAAGCATCATTGCTCACCATCGACTCATTCCACGCTTGGTCTGTTAGAAATTGTGCCATTGTTTATTTATATTTGTTTTTAAAAGTGTTTATTTAATTATAAACTCAATTTCATCATTAACATTGCCACCAGCTCCTGCTCCACCTTTTAGTTTTGTAGCTCCACCTTTAAGCTTATCTCTAAGCCCATTGACAACTTGTGTTTTAGCAGCAGCAGTAATAAATTTCTGTAAATTAAATTTATTCTTTACAGCTATCGCTAATTGTATTCTATCTTCTTGAGTCATAGAATTTAACTCTTCTTGAAATTGTGGAAGCCCACTTTTTGTTGGCTTAGACATATAATCAAGGATTGCTTTTTGTTCTGTTACTGGAATTGTAAATCCATTAGCCTTTCCAGACTTAATAATTTGGTCAACTCCATTCCAGTACTTTTGGATGCCTTCTCTTTTGGCCGCATCCTTAGTTCTTTGTTCTTCCATTAAAGTAGTTCTATCACTTTCTTGGGTTGCAGCTAATTTAGCGGAAGCAATTTTAGCTTGTTTAGCTAGAGTACCAGCTACCTCAAGGTCTTCAATTGTTTCTTTAATATCAGCTTCATCCCAACCCATCTTTTTATACATGGTTTTAACTACCGCTTTCTGTACATCCTCATTATTTAGGTCAATAGCCTTATAATCAATTTCTGGATTTACAGCTGTAAAGAACTTTTTAATATTATCTTCAGTTGCATCTTCACCTAACATTTGAAGGTGATCAAAGAAATCAGAAGCAATAGGGGGAAGACTCTCTAACCATCCATTCAATTTTGCATCAGATAACCTATCTGCTGCCGATTGAACAAAAGATGTAAGACCTTCTTCTGTTTCTTCAAATGTTTCTTCTTCACCAAATTCATAGCCAAGTTTAGCAGCTATATTAGTAATTAATCCAGTATCTTCTGGCTCTTCTTCAATTGGTGGCTCAATCTCTGTTTTTACTTCTTCTTTTACAGGAGTAATAATAGGATTTGTGTCATCAACTAATTCAGCTTTCTTTGGTCTACCTGGAGTCTTCTTCTCCACTACAGGAGGAGTTTCAACAGGTGGTTCTACCTCTACCTCAAACTTGGGTAGGTTTTCTTTTGTGTTACTGGTAGTTTTAGATACATTTAAATCTAAATCATTACCAAACACTTCGTTGTCATTTTCCATTTTCTTTTACAAATTTAATATGCTTTTTATTTATAATCAATAAAATCAACTTTGCTATTACTTATAGCACTTATGATTCTTATTTTGCTTTAGGTTTTGGCTTCATTCTAGCGATACGCTCTTTAGATGCCATCTCTTTTTCTTTTACTTTAATATCTTCTTGCTTCATTTTTGCTTCATGATTTTGACGCTCTCTATCATTTTGAATATTAGAGTTTATTTCCCTATGTTTCAAAGCTGTTTCAGTTGCTAATTTAGTTTGTTCAAATCCAAGTTTAGCTTCTTCTATGATGTCTGGTCCATTAGAACCCTCGTCCATACCAAGAGCAGTAAGTTCTGCAACTCTAAGTTTCCACTCTCCCCTAACATCTTCAAGTTCCATATTAAACTGATGCTGTCTATCAATGACTTCATTTTGTTTTTCAACTATTGCTAATTGACCTTGTTGTTCTTGTTGAGCTTTAACCTGTTCGTATTCTTGTAACTTTCTTTCAGCAGCTTTAAGTTTAGTTTTAGCTTGAGATACAGAATCAGAATCAAGCACATCAGCTATTGCTGAAGCTGCAATTCCATTTTGCATCATTGGTTGAGCTAACTGGTGGATAGTTTGTAGCTTTTCTTGTTCTTTAGAAGAATTAGATACAGCTATTCCATATTCTGTTTCACAATGGTCGGCTCCATCAATGTCCATATAAACTAATTGTCCAGAATCTGGCATTACAAATGAAGCTTTTTTACCATTTGCCCAAGCAATCTTAGAATAATCAATTATACCTTCAAGTTCTCTTAATCTAAATTGTTCAAATAGAGAAAAGTATGTTTCTGTAATAAGAGATGATTGAAGAACAGACCTTTCAACACCACCTACTGTTTCAGAAGATTGAACTTGTCCCTCTCTTTGCCTGGTAATACCACAAACTTCATCCCATTCTCCTTTAATAAAATGAAGAAGTTCGATATACATTGTAATTGTTTGCGAAGCAAGTTGTAATCTGGTTTGATGTGTAGCATTCATTCTAACAGAATCTTTAGAATAATCCACAAACAACATTGATACCCTATCTGCATATTCTAACCATTTGTCCATTGACCAATTAGCTGGTTTCCAATTAATATCAATCAAAGCCATATCATCTTTCATTTTAGACATGGCAAGTTTTAGTCTATGGAAAGTAGCATTGTAAAGAACTTGATATGGAATACCAATAGAAACAAGAGATATATTGGTTGAATTTACATTAGACATTATTCTACCATTATATGGTAGTTTACATTTTGATATATTATCAAGAGAACCTCTTTGATTTGGAACTGGTCTAATTCTTTTAAATAATTGAGTACCAATTCTATACCCCTCCCAAACCTCAGATACCCAACTCCATTCAATTGTTTGGTCTGGTGTTGGTTTATACAATTCATCTACCTCAATAGATTGAGATTGTCCATATTCATCTATGAAATCTACTATACCAATTTTCTTTCTACTTTTCCAAACAATATGCATAACTTCAATAAGTCTTGACCATTGTTTAAAACCAGTAGACCTATCATAGTAGATGGCAGAATTGGAGGTAAGAGCTGGGCCTTGTATAGAAAGGGTGTCAATTAGTTTAACTTCATCTTCAGTAAGGTCATCATAAAATGTGTCTATAATACTAGACGGGTGCATATACTTTCTTCTAACTACCCAGTCACCCTCTTCAACAAACATATTATCTGGGTCTTTATCGTGGTCAATGTCTAAAGTATTTACAACATCATATATAAATTCATTATGTTCAACACCCTTTTGGGAATAAACTTCTCCACTTATTAGCCAATGGAAAAACATTAAGTCCCATTTCTCGTCTAATTTCTGGTGTGATTTAATATAGTTAATTGCATTCTGTCCGTTAATAGCTCTTTTATCGAGATACGAAGAATCGTGTTGTTCTTTAATTCTTTCTGGAATTTCTGGTTGTTCCTGTTGAACACCTGTTGGAACTTGTTGTTGATTAAGTGATTGTATAAAATGAGCTTCAAGATTAGAATATATAGCTTCATTCTCTGCTTCTGTTTTATTGGTAATAACATCATCGTTAACAACATATACCATATCTTTTTTTGGTCTCTTATTAAATTCACTTCTTAAGAGGTCAACCTTTGTTTTAATGATTGGATAGTTTTGAACGTCAGCCCATTCGCCTTCTATTGGTTTACCAAATGGTTCTGTAATTAACTTATAATCATCTATATGTATATTGCCATTATAATAATCATACAACTTCTTTAACCATAATTTCCAGGAATTAGTTGTAAAAGTTGAACGACCTATGATAGCATTCATGGTTGTCTTACCCCATTTAAAATCGTCCTTTATCTTATCACTATAACTAACATTTTGGTTAGGTATATCAAAAAGCATTCCAACCTGACTGTTGTTTTCCATTATTTTACTTTAATTTACAAATTTAATACTTTATATTGTCTTTACCAAAAGACAGTTCGAACCTACCGAAGAACTCATCATCATAAGGAGAGATTGCGTTCTCCTGTATAGCTGGTTTTAAAAGCAATTCTTTCTTATATAACATAGCTACAAGCATCGCCGATACCCTATCAGTGTTTGTTTCATAATCAAACTTAATTGTTTCTTCAAGTAAAGGGATAGAATATATCTTATGAAGATTAAGTTCTCTTATTCCATCAATATTGACATCTCTTGGAGATAACAACCAATCTCTATAATAAGATACAGCCGTCTTTTTAACCTCAAGATTACTCATACTTACTCCATATCTTCTTCCAAGCTGTCTTCTAGGAGTATCGGTAGAATCATAAACAGTTAACTCTTCTTCAAGTCTATGAAGAAGTTTATTTGTTCTTGCGTATGATTCAATATCACCATCTCTATCATTTTCATATACTATTTTGCAATTATAGTATTCAGCAAGTAGAAATAGCGTTTTATTATACTCTTCTTGAAACTGGGGTCTAGCCACATATT